GCAAAATATGTAAAGGAAACTTTACAATCCTATGGGAAAAGAGTTGTCATTTTACATTTTGCTGATTATTTAAAATATGTTTGTAAAGAATATTTCAATTGGAATGGAATTAAAGATGAACACGGAAGAACTATTTTACAAAAAGTAGGAACTGATTTAGCTAGAAAAAATAATCCTGATATTTGGGTGAATGTAGTATCTGATTTTATACTTGCTTTCAAAACAGAATTTGATTATTTTTTAGTACCAGATTGTAGATTTCCTAATGAAATAAATTTATTAAAAGAAAAGTATTATGATGTATATTCAATTCTTGTTGAAAGAAGCGAATTTGATAATGGATTAACCGAAGAACAAAAATCACATCCTTCCGAAACTGCTTTAGATAGTTATAATTTTGATATTACTTTGATCAATCAAGAAGGATTGGATTATGTAAAAAACAATGCAGTAGAAATTTCTAAGATAATTGAATTTTATTCTAATAAATAATTATAGAATAAATTTTTTAATATTAATATTATTTTATTTAAGGAGGACAATTTGACAGAATTTATAGCAAAAAGAAATATCTCATCCACAGCAAAAAATATTTTGAAAAAAAGATATTTTTCAAATGAGGAAAAAGAATGGAAGGATATAGCGAATAGAGTTGTTGATTTTGTAGCGGAAGATTTCAACGAAAAATATGAGCCAGGTTCAAAAGAAGAATTAAGAAAAATGATATTAAATACATACTTTGTCCCAAATTCTCCTGCTTTAGTAAATGCTGGTAACAACAATATGGGATTGTGTGCTTGTTTTGTAGTAGATTTTAAAGATACCATCGAAGATATTTACAAAACAAAATTAGATTTTGCTTTAGTCGCTAGAAAAGGCGGTGGATGTGGAACAAGTTTAGAGAAAATAAGACCAGAAGGATCTAAAGTAAATGGATCGACTCATGGATATGCTGGAGGTGGAATTAAATTTGCAGATACAATCTCTCATGATGCAGATGCTTTGACACAAGCCGGATTTAGATCTATGGCAATTATGTTTACTCAGTCTGTATATCATCCAGATATTATAAAATTTATTACAGCAAAAACTGAAGAAGGAAGAATTGCAAATGCAAATATTTCCGTTATTGTTGATGATAATTTCATGAATAAAGTAAAAAATAATGAAGATTATTGGACTGAATTTGATGGTATTAAATATAATCAATATAAAGCAAAAGATGTTTTTGATTTAATTGTTGAGGGAGCTTGGAAAAATGGTGAACCAGGACTGTTGTTCAGAAATCGAATAGACGATTCTCCTTATCAACATACAGGACAAAAAATATTTTCCACGAATCCTTGTTCTGAGCAACCACTACCTCCCAACGGGGTCTGTAATATTGGGTCATTAGATTTATCGAAATTCTATAATTTAAAGAAAGAGGAATTTGATTTTAAATTATTTGAAATAGCCTCAAGATTAGGCGTTAGATTTTTAGATGCCGTTATTGATAAAACTTCTTTTCCAACAAAAGAAATTGAACAATGGGCTATAGAAAACAGAGCTATTGCATTAGGTATAATGGGTTGGGCTGATTTATTACTTATGATGAAAATTCCTTATGGAACACCAGAAGCTAATTTAATTTTAGAAGAAATTTTAGATTTTATGTCTATGGTAGCATACGATGAATCTGAAAGATTAGGAAAAGAATTTGGAATTCCTTTACAATGCCAAAAACTTCCCATACCAAGAAGAAACATTACTGTAACAACCATAGCACCTACAGGGACAGTGAGTTTAATAGCAGGATGTAGTTCAGGGCTAGAACCCATATTTTCAGAAGTAACAATTCGCAACGATAGAACAGGAACATATACTTTTGAAAATGAATTAGCGTCTAAACCATATTTCAGATGTGCGGTATCTTCAAATGGAGCACAAGAAGTAACATGGGAGGAACACGTAGATACTTTAGCATCTGCACAAAAATATATAGACAGTGGAGTTTCTAAAACCATTAATTTTCCTAATAAAACTCACAAAGAAACAATAGGAAAAGCTATGTTTAAAGCTTGGGAATCTAATTGTAAAGGCATAGCTGTTTATCGAAATGGATCACGAAAAGTAGAGGTTCTGTCTCCTAAAAATCTTAAAAAAGAAAAATGTCCTATTTGTGGAAATGATTTAGTAACAGTTAATGAAAAACAAAAATGTTTAATATGTAAAACAGAGACATTGATTGAAAATATCAGTGGAGCATATGATAATTAAACAGATATATTAAAATAAAAAATTGTGGTAGAATATAACTGGAGTGTAGGAGGGGTGCTCCACCATTCCTCTTACACTCTAACGAAATACATGTGGAGGTGTATAAATGGAAATTTTTAGTAAACCAGGAATCTATCGTATAAAAAACTTAATAAATAATAAACAATATATTGGTCAATCAAAAAACATAAGAAAAAGAAAAAGTTCCAATATGTCTAGTCTTGAACACAAAAATCATTGTAATCCATATTTACAACGTTCTTTTGAAAAATATGGGATTCAGAATTTTTCTTTTGAGGCATTAATTTATTGTGAAAAAGAGTGTCTAACAAAATATGAACAATTTTTTGTTGATTCAACCCCTAAAAAATTATTATATAACGTTAGATTAGAATGTGTCAATAGTCCAGTAGGAACTTTTATATCAAATGAAGTAAGGAAAAAATTAAGTAAAGCATTTTCTGGAAAAAATAATCCTATGTATGGTAGTCATCGTACTGGTATAAATAATCCGATGTATGGAAAAAATCATACAAAGGAAGCAAAAGAAAAAATAGGAAAGGCAAATAAAGAAAAATTATCTGGAAAAAACAATTCTCAATACGGAAAAACTGGAAAAATGTCGACATGGTGGGGTAGAAAGCACACAGAGGAAGAAAAAGAAAAAATAAGTAAAGGAAACAAAGGAAAAGTTAGAAGCAACGAATTACGGGAAAAAATATCGTTTAGAATGCAGGGAGAAAAAAATCCCAATTATGGCAAAACTTTTTCAGAAGAGCATAGGCGAAAAATTTCAGAAGCAAAAAAGATATATTGGGAGAAAAAAAGAAATGAATATTAAGGAATATATAAGAGAGTCATCTAATACTTGCCCTGATTTAGGAAGTGATTTTAGCAATCAATTACATATGGCAATAGGAGCGTCTACCGAATCAAATGAATTATTGGACGCTTACAAAAAAGCCTTCGCTTATGGAAAAGAATTAGATAAAATTAATGTTAGCGAAGAAATATTTGATTGTTTCTGGTACTTGGTAAATCTTTGTAGAATGCTAAATATAGATATTGAGAAAGGTATGCAAACCAACATAGACAAGTTAAAAACTCGATATCCAAATAAATTTGATACTGATCGTGCCATTAACAGAGATCTCAATAAAGAACGAACTATTTTAGAATCATAACTATCATAATAATCCAAATTATAATAATCATAATTATATAAAACCAAAAAAACAAAAAAAAAAAAAATAACTCCTAAAAACAGGAGTTATTTTAATATTGATTAATTCTTGACAAAACTTCATAAACCCTGTAAAATATTCCCATGTTTAAAAATATTGAATAGAAAGGATACATTTAATTTATGGGTAAATTTATTGATTTGACAGGAATGAGATTTGATAAGCTTATAGTTTTAAAACACGATGGAAAAAATAAATATGGTCAATCAAGATGGGTTTGTAAATGTGATTGCGGAAATATAACAATAAGAAATGGATCGTCTTTAAAGGGGAAGAATATTAGCTCATGTGGATGTGCAAAAGGAGAAATAATAAAAAAGAATCATGGAACTGTCATAGATATGATAGGTAAGAAATTTGGAAGACTAACAGTAATATCCCTGTCAGAAAATATAACAAAGAGAGACTCTTCCAGACATTATAAATGCCTATGCGATTGTGGAAAGACAGTTGTTGTTAGTGGAAATAATTTAAGAAACTCTCACACTAAATCTTGTGGTTGCTATAAGACAGAAATAATGAAAGGAAACAAACGTTCTCTGAATAATAGCAATAAAATTCGCAATCCAACAAAAGAAGGATTTATAGGATGTCTCATTGGACATTATAAAAGACAATCGAAAAGAAGAAAAATAGAATTCAATTTAAATAAAGAATTATTTATTTCTCTAGTAGAAGGAAAATGTTTTTATTGTGGAGAATATGGAACAAATACCTTGAACAATGGTGGAAGAGGAGGAGGAATATATAAAATGTTCAACTATACAGGAATAGATAGAATAAACTCAGACAAAGGATACGTGGAAGGAAACGTTGTTTCTTGCTGTAAAGTATGTAATTATGCAAAATCAACAACAAATCAAAATAATTTTTTTGACTGGATAGTTAAAGTGTATGAATACTCTAATCTAAAAGAAAGGACTAAATGAAAAAAATATCAAAACACTATAACGAAAGAATATTTATAATCCTATTCATGCTATCTGTTGCTATGGCTGTAATTATCTTCACCATTTCAAACACCCCATCAACATTAACAAACACCATTCAACAACCATCACAAGATTCACCTCTGCGACATAACGTTCATTCTAATTTCACCTGTGATCAAAACATCTGTATTTTTGAAATTGAAAATGATTATGAATATTGTTCTTACATTAAAGATACACGAAAAAATGAAATTTTAAAAATTGATTGTTACAAGAAATAAAAATTTTTAATAAAAATTGATACTTGACAACAAATAATAAAAGGTGTAAAATATTTATATGTTCAATACACCTAGTTTAACTAGACGATCAATAAAATCAAAACTTTGTTTTTGCTAGTAATCTTATAACCAGTTGAATAGAACAAGATCAACTAGAACAAAATCTTACGTGGAGAATCGGGAGTCGTAAGGGTGTAAAAACAAAACAAAATAAAATATTCGTTTTATTATGAA